GATGTATAGCTAAGATAAAAAGTTATTGGATCACCGTCGGATGATGGAATAGCTTTTTTAATTATAGCTTTTACGCCAGATGTTGCTCCTGTTATAGATTTATTTTCCCAATATCTATAATCTATATCTGATGAATTGTATGATGATTCTATTTTTAGATATGGAACATTCAATTCTGCCCTTGAATTTCCAGGAATAACTACAGAACCTTGCTTAAAAATATGATTACCAAATTTTTCAATTTGATTTTTAAGAATTGATTGTAGCTGAGTTAGTTCTCTAGCCTGTACAGCAAATCCTGGTTTAAACAAAATTTGATGATAGTTTTTGAACTCGTCAAAATCATCATAGTATGGAGCAACGTTGAAATTTCTTGGCATTTTTAGAATGTTATGTAAGTTTTAACTGAAATTCCCTGAGTGTCCGAGAACTCAAAGGGCGGCTCATTTGAAGAATATAAAAGATTACCTGTATATTTATTTATCAATGGTTGTGTTAAAATAGAAATAATAGTATAAGATGTTATTGAATCTTCTGCTACTAATATTCCTTCTGGTTTAACCGACATATTATGTAATGGCTGCAACCAAATAACATTGCTTTCAAAATAAATTACTCTGTACTTGTATTTATTGGCTTGAATAAGAATTTGTTCATTCGATAATCCAGTAGTAGATACAACTGAAACAGAATACATATTAAGATCAAAGTCTACATTAGATAATTTGTTAGATAAAATATTTCTAGGATTAGCTAAAATTCCATACTGTCTATAGTCTTGTTGTAATGTTTTGACTACAGTATCTGATCGTATTGCTGTAGATATAGCAACAGTTTTAGCATATAGTTCTCTTACAGCATCATATCCATGTCCTCGTAGAGGAGGAAGTATCGCATATGCTGCTGCATCAATCAAAGAACTTCCAAGAGTTGTTGATCGATTTACATCAGTTATTTCAATATTTGCATATGAATATCCAGAACCAGGATTAGTTACTGTAATATTTTGTATTGATCCATCGTTTGCAACATTGGCTATTGCTGTAGCTCCTGTACCGTCGCCTGTAATAGTTACAAGTGTTGATTCTGTATATCCATTACCAGCAGTTGTTGTAACGATAGAATATATCGCTCCTTCGACTGCCAATTGTTCAACTGCACTTTGTTCTGAATTGTAATCTTGCTTATTGAATACTGCTGATAAAATTGCACCAGATCCAACTCCATTTACTGTTAAAATAGCTGTTGTATATGCAAATCCAGGATTTTCTACAATAACATCAACTATTTCTTGATTGAATACTACAGGAGTCAATATAAGATCATTTCCATCGCCATTAACAATAATTGTTGTACTTGTATTGATTGGATATCCAACGCCAGGATCTTTGATAACAACTCTTTTTATCTCGCCTCCAGACTGGACAGCTTCAAGAATAGCAGTTGTATTTTCTGGATATAGTCCATCTATATTTGATGTGATTGCACCTGGAAGAAAATTAAATGATAGCGTTGGCGTGCCAACATATCCTGCTCCCGATTCAAGTACAATAACATCTACTATTGATCCATTGGAATTAATCTTAGGAATAAGAACTGCTCCACCAACAGTAAACAATACTGTATCTGTTGCAAGATATCCATATCCTGGATTAACAATCACTATATCTGTTATAATTCCTCCAGATATTGTAGCAGTCAATTCTGCATTTTCTCCGGATGATGACGTTACTGTTATTTTTACACCAGCATTATAGTTTGATCCACCAATAAGATTTGAAATTCCGATTATTTGACCTAATTCATCTACAACAATATTTGCAGATGCTCCCGCACCTGTTGTTGTTCCATTAACGACAATCTCGGTTAATTGATTGCTTTCATATCCAGATCCTCCATCAAGAATTGCAACACTTTCAATTGATCCTTTACTATAAAAAGAATCTGTTAAAGACCTTTGAACGGGTATAAAACTAGATGTTAAAAATCTAAGACTTTTAAACGATGGAATACTGTACATAAATTTCCACAGATATCCATCGGATGTATTAAAAGGATTTAAGTATTTTCCAGTTGGCTTTATTGTTGATTCTGCTCCAAAATTATTATGTAAACATTTATACACATTAAAATCATCTGTAATCACATAGAATGGTTGTTCATCCATTATCTGTGTTTGATCCCATTGTGTATATATTGTTCCAGATATCCAATCAAATCTTTTAGTTACAAGCGTGATATCATTTGGTTCTATTTTTTTAAAATATGCAATATTATTTCTAATTGCAATATCTTCTGAAAATTTCAATGAAGGAGTTTGCGCAGCAGGAATATCTTCGCTTCCTTCCCACGCATCCACTTTCCCTAAAAAATAGTATAACTTATCTCGTTGATTCTGAACTGAACTTAAAAAAGAACTTGCAACCAACGTATTAAATTGTGATCGTAGTGAATATGTCATCGTGTCTTACATACCTATATTGAGTATATGTTTGTATTTAGTGTTGACATTCGAAGAAAGTCCCGTTATAATGTAACTTTATTTAGACAAGCCATACCATGAATGAAATAGAGAAAATTTTCAATGCTCTTTCCTTGGAAGCTAGCACCCTTGCAAAAGTTGAAATCATTAATAAAAATAAAGATAATGATCTTCTCAAGAGAATCTTTGAGATGACATTAAATCCATTTTTTAATTATTTTATCAGAATTCCAGAAATTCCAGCAGATAGTGGAAAAGCTGAATTAACAATCGAATTGTTAAACGATATTTTCGATAAACTCAATAATCGAGTTTTGACAGGAAATGCTGCAAGAAATTATGTCAATAATATTTTGATTGATCTCAAGAAAGAGCATCAACAAATATTGATTAATGTTTTGAATCGTGACTTAAATTGTAAAGTTGCCAGGGGATTAGTTAATCGAGTATGGAAAGATCTTATTCCAGAATTTCCTTGTATGTTGGCAGAATCATATGACGAAAAAACTGCGATCAACATCAAAGAAGGAAAAGACTCAATCATTGTTCAGAAAAAAGAGGATGGTGGACGAGTTGCTATTGTAGTTAATGAAAAAGGACAAGTTACTGTATTTTCTAGAAATGGAAATTCATTAGAAACACATTCTGTATTTGATACTCTTTTTCAACATCTTGCAGGATATGTTTTTGATGGAGAATTGTTAATCGTAGACTCTCTTGGCACACAAGATAGAAAAGCATCTAATGGCATTTTTAATAAAGCAGTTCGATCAACGATAACGAAAGAAGAAGCTACAAAATTTCATGTTATTCTTTGGGATGTGATTCCCATCGATGCATGGAAAAGTGGATTCTATAGTACTCCATACATTGATAGACTTAAACTGCTTTCGCAGATGACAGAGAATATGCCATCTCATAGAGCAAGCATTGTTGAAACAAAAATCGTTTCTTATCATTATGAAGTTCAAAAGTTTTATGAAAAGATGTTATCTCTTGGATATGAAGGAGCAATTGTCAAAACTTCATCTATGCCATGGGAAAACAAACGATCAAAACAAATGCTAAAATTGAAAGAAGTAAAAGATACATCTTTGCTTTGTGTTGGTGTTCAACGACATAGCAAAAATCCAAATTGGATAGGATCTCTAGACTGCGAAACATCGGATGGAAAGCTGAAAGTGTCGATCGGATCTGGACTTACAGAAGCAGATAGAATGCTTCCAGCAACACACTACATTGACAAGATCATCGATGTTAAGTATAATATGATCATCTCAAACAAGAACACAGATGAAAAGTCTCTGTTTTTGCCAAGATACATGGGCATTCGCCATGATCAATCGATAGCAGATTCGATTGACAAGATACGATAATTTTGTTATACTTTTTTATGCCGTCGAAACGACATCACATCACAGCACATTGTCTTGACAAGCGTGGTAGAATTATTTCTACTGGTATCAATTCATACTCAAAAAGTCATCCAATTCAAGCACATTATGCAAAACTGGTTGGACAACCAGAAAGACACTTTCTTCATGCTGAAATTGCAGCTTTACTAAAAGCTGGCGATAAACAAGTTCATAAGATTAAAGTTGTTAGATTTGACTCAAAAGGAAATCCAGCCAATGCTGAGCCATGTGCGATTTGTAAAGCAGCAATCAAGGCATTTGGTGTCAAGTATATTGAGCATACTACATGAGTAATTTCAATCGAGTTCGACATCTAACACGAAAATATGATGTTAGAAAGTATTCAAATACGATTCTCGCATTCAACGATTTATTTGAGCACAATATGAATACAAATTTTGTAACAGATGACTATCAAAACTATATCATCTCTACGTTTTGTGATAGTAGACTAGAGAGAAATATTTCTACATCATCACGAAAGATTGATCTTAGCACCGATATCAAATCATTCAAAAATTTTCTTATTGAAGAAAATATTATCTCACTTGAAAACGAAACAACAAATCTTTTTGCGATCTCTCAGGACCGAGATTTGATTGTGTGTTATAGAGATAAGACTTGGGCTATTTCTATCAGTTTGCATGGATCAAAGAGTAAGATTGATGAGTTTGTTCAAAAACTAGAACATAAATTTAATCATAATCCATGCTATATTCGATGGGTATACGATCCACAATACTTGGAAAGTATGACCATGCCCATCAATAATAAGAATATGCCAACAGAAGAAATGTATCCTTTTCTTGGCGAAGAAACTCTTGCATCATATTATGATCGATTCATCAATAGTAGTGCAAATATTTTAGTTCTTATTGGTCTACCAGGGACAGGCAAAACTACAATGATTCGAGGGATGCTAGCACATGCTCGTAAATCTGCAACATTGACATATCATCCAAAAGTTCTAGAACAAGATGCATTTTTTGTTAACTGGCTAGAATCAGAAGATATGTTTTTAATTCTAGAAGATTCTGATACTTTGCTTCTTCCACGAGAGGATGGCAACGAAATGATGTCTAGATTTTTGAATATGGGCGATGGTCTGATGTCGTTTCAAAATAAGAAAATCATTTTTTCAACGAATTTGCCAAATGTAGCAGATATCGATGATGCATTAACTCGTCCAGGTAGATGTTTTGATATTCTTGAATTTGACTATCTTGATCGATCACAAGCAAAGAAACTATGTGATAAGTTTGAGATTGAATTGCCAGATGGCGATAAACTAACTGTTAGTGAAATTTTTGCATCAAAGAAAAATGATGCGAAATATCGCAAACGAACAAAAGTTGGATTTCTATAACAATAAAATTTTTGTATTATGATATAAAGGAATTTATAAATGACCAGTGGAATAACTCTTATAACTGGTGCAAGTCGTGGCATTGGATATGAAATGGCACGAATTCTAGCATCACATGGAAATAACCTTTTATTAGTAAGTCGAAATGAAAATGAACTAAAAGATATTGCGTCAAATTTTAATAAAGATTTTGGCGTAGATGTTTATACATATGCTATAGATTTATCTGAAGCAAACGCAGCAAATATACTTTTTGAGCATTCTCAACGAATGGGATATCAAATTGATATGCTAATTAATAATGCTGGTTATGGAATGTTTGGAGATCATGTTGATATTGATATTCAATCAATTCGACAAATGTTGTCTATTAATATTACTACATTAACAGAATTGTGTACTCTCTTTGGATCAGAAATGAAGAGTAGACGCTTTGGTAGAATTTTAAACATTGCATCTGCTGCTGCATATCAGCCAACTCCTTACTTGGCAGCATATGGAGCATCGAAATCTTTTGTACTTAATTTTTCAGAGGCACTTTGTAAAGAGCTAGAAGACTATAATGTTACAGTAAGTTGTTTATGTCCTGGATCTACAGATACAAACTTTTTTAACGACATAGATTATAAAAAACTTTCCATAGTAAATCCGCTACACAAATCTCGTAGATTAAAGTCAGAAAAAGTTGCTATAGCAGGTGTTAATTTATTGCTTAGCGGCAATATGAATAGAATAGTTGGCGTATCAAATCATTTGCTTGCATTTACAAACAGATTTTCTCCACGCTGGTTAGTTGCAACAGTATCAAAATTATTATTGAGTTCTACGAAATGATTATTGACACGAGTAAAATTTAAGATATAATACAAACACACATTTGTTTTACTTGAAAGGTGATAAAATGCAAGATATGGTTAATGAACTACTTGATAGTGAAGATCAGAAACAAACATATGGATTTGTAATGCCAAGCAGTCCATCAGATCGTAAACACATCATGGATGTCGTTAAGGAGATTAGTGGATCAAAGACTCGACAAGAAGGCGAGAAAGACTTTCAGAAAGAAGCTATCAACGATTTACATGATAAGTTTAAGATTCCAAAGAATCTTCTTCGACGATTTGCTAATTCATATCATAAGCAAAACTATTCAGAAATTTTAGCACAAGATTCAGACTTTGAAACGCTGGCAGAAACTTTGCTTTCGTCAGAGAAAAATCTTTAATCCGTATCTGAATAGTAACTATCTAGTTCGCGATTAAATTTGCTAATATATCGATGAGCGGCATCTTTTTGAATGCCTTTGTTAAAATTGGTTAAACCTATATTATATGATTTGATTGCCGACTCATCATCTCCTGTTTTCTTGAAATATGTATGAAGAATTTGAGCACCATGTTTGATTTGGCCATCGATAGTGCTTAATTCTTTTTTGTTTATATTCCAAATTTTTGGTCTAATCTGCATTAGACCAACAGCAGGATCAAATTTTAACTTAGACTTTGCACGGTCATTAAAACTTGATTCTATTCCTATAATAGCAAGTATATGATGTGCTCTGGGAAATTCTGGTTTTTGATGTCTAATTGCAGCATCAACTATCTTTGCTGCTTTCTTAGGATGAATCTTAAATCTATCTACTACATTGCTAAGTAGTTCATCTCTTGACAAATCTTTTAACGGTTCTTCTTGATTGGATGATTTAGATGCGTCTTGTTGCGTTGTTAGTTTTTTTGTTGCTACTTGAGTTGGCAATGCTTGCTGTATGGATTGTACTTTTCCAGTAACAGATTTTGTTACTTTATTGATATTACTACTTGCATCTGGAGTAGATTGTATGTTATGATATGCTCCAATTGCTGCTCCTGCAAGTGTTGCAGCAGCAAGAGTGTTACGTAGAAGATTTTCTTCTAGCTCTTTTTCGACGATTTGTAGGTATGCTTCTTCTATTTTCATAGGAGTATTTAGAAAATGTCTAGTTTACAAACAAAAAATGTGTTAGTCTTTATCGATATGGATGGAGTGCTTGTTGATTTAGCATCTGGTTTAAAAGAAAAATTAAACTTTGAGCTACCAGCATCATTTGCATCAGCAGATAAAGAAAAAATGAACGAGATGTGGCAAAGAGTAGCTATCGATCATCCAACTTTTTGGTTCGATCTAAAACCGCTAGAGCACTATAAAAAGCTCTACGCTGCAATTTTGAAGATTTGTCCATTCCCAGTAATACTTAGTGCTACACCAGCTCCTTACAAAAACAATGATCACACAAATTGTGTTCTTCAAAAACGATCGTGGATCGTTAAACATCTTGGCACAAACCAACAATTTAGGTGCATCGTTACAAAGTCTCATCTAAAACATCATATGATTTCGCAGTTCAATGCTGATCAGCATGTATTGATTGATGATTCTCCGTTTAATATTCATAGCTGGAATAATGCAGGCGGCACAGGTATTCTATTCAAAAC